TATTGCAATCAGAAACATAATCAGAACCTGCCTTAATAGTTGTAGTGTTAAAGCTCAAACACTCAGGGCATTGATCTTTCTGCATGTGATACAGCTGCTACTTTCCATTTTCCAGCCCCCACATTTATTGCAGCGGATAACCTTTTTGTCAGGTATAGCCTCAATTCTAGCCTTTACGCCCGTGTTTTCGCACTTGACACACATAACAACTACATTTTCTTCACCTGCGTCAAAGCCTGCTTTTTCATAGAACAACATTGGTTTGGCACATTTATTACATTTAAATACCCAAGTTAAATCATGTATCACTTGGTTTTACCTGCCCAGCCTTCTCCTTTAAAATGAATAGGTACGGTAGACCATACGCGCTTAAGCAATCCCCTACATGTTGTACACCTAGGCACTTGCTGGTCTACCGCTAATGTAAGTTCCACCTGCGTCAAGCAGAACTCACATTGGAAATCATATCTAGGCATTATGCCCAAAATCAATATGATTGACACACTCACAGCTAACGCATTTTCTCACACCGTCAATAGTCATCATGCGAGGGTCATTGCACATTTCGCAACACTCAGAAAGCGGAACTACATCTAAAGCAATTCCTCTATCAGTAAATGTAGCTCGTAAACCGCTTGGGTCAATCATCTCTAGATCACCCATATTATTCCTTATCATCAAAGAACCAAGAGCCATTAGCGGCTACTGAAGCCCATTTAGCTTCACATGCTTCAGCTTTAGGTGCAGGGCAAACAAACCCGAAATATGGACGACCTGTTTTAGCCGCCACACCTTGTTTTTTTACCATATCACCATGACTGCAAGTGAAATGAAAATCCACCACTTCACCAATTTGAGGGATAACTTCACCAATAGACCAAGAAGCAGTTTTAGTGCTTTCATTAGAATCTTGAGATCGTTGTTCCACCAAATTAAGCGCAGCTTCCATTGCAGCCGATTTAGACCCAACTGTTCCATATTTAGGTTTGAACTCGGTAACATTGTTAACTCTTTCCATTTCATTACGGTTAGCCCTTGGTGCTTTTTCACCCTCTCTAGTTGTAGAGAACTGAGGTTTACCTGTGTTTGTTATAGCTCTTGCATAGGCACTTGTTTCTGCCTTTTCAATTGCAAACTGAGTTTTCATGTTTTCAGCAGCTAGACCCATAACCCAAGAGTTCGGGTCAACCTCGGTTCGCCATAGGATTGCTTTGACAACAACCCAAGTATCTCCATTGCTATCTTTGTAAAACTCATGGTTTACCTCGTATCTAAAGTCAGGATTGTCCTTTGCAAAAAGTTCAATTCTTTCCTCAGCCGTCATGTATTTACTTAGATCAAATGCCATTTATTCACCTCTCATGTCTTTTACTATTTGATGATAGATCAAACCGTATCCGAGTAAATCGGCAAGTGAATCCTCATGATCGCTGGACTGACTGAGGCGTGCGACTTTGACGAGCAACATGCACATTGCGACCTGTTCAGGCGAAATGTAAGTGTCCAAGTAACCTGACCACAGCTCACTAATTCGTCTGTGGTTAATTTCCGCAGAGCCATAAACACTTCCTCGTTGAACAAGGGTTGATTGGACATTGTTTAATAACTCCTCAGTTTTTCTCATAGTCAAATACCTCATCTGATTGTTTGATTGTGTTGGTTAGTCTACGGTGAGATTCCCAACCTGTTGCCCTACCTTTCCAATAGCCGCTATTAAAGGCAGACTCTCGGATTTGGTAAATGACAAGCAAAAGAACTCCAGCGGCTAGGCAATACCAAGCCCAAACTAATGCGTCGGCTCTCATTAGATATTCCAGCCACTTGCGTAGTCAGTTGTAAAGCACCATAACTCAACTGCGCTGTCGTATGAAATTGCGTAAGCATGACCAACTTGGTCTAAATAATGAGTTGCAAGAATTAAAGCTGCATAACTCTCAACCCAAAAAATGTACTCATGGTTGAAATCAAGTTCTTGGTCAAAGCGTTCTAGTTGCTTTTCCCAGTTATGACCCTTAAATTGCATTTGACTTTCTGTAAGTCTTTCAAAGTCAATTGCGTTTACATCAATCTTTTTTAGATTGAGTGTATGGACTATTTTCATAAAAGCCTTTCCGTTACACCAAGCCGTTTACTTGGATACAGAAATTGTGACTTAAAGCTGGGACATTTACAACGGCATACATGGCGCGTTTGATAACGATTTGATAACGAAGTCTAAAGTAACCCTAGAGAGTCAAAGTCGTCAATCTGCTTGTCTATGGTTCTCTCCACATAATCCGTTTCTCTACTGATACAGCTTACCTTCAAATATAAAGCTGCCGTCTTGTTCCATAGGTACAGGAATTACTTGGACTTTTTTATTTTGAACATAGGCAACTGCGAATCCTGTTTGCCAATTGGCATAGCCCTTGGTGTACCTCATACCGCTACTTGAGAGGTCTACCATGTTCCCCACCTCACAACCGTATAAAACTCGCCCTATACGCCCATTAAAGGCTTCTGTGTGGCAACTCAGACCAAGCCTGTGCGTATGCCCCATAACGACGGAAACGCCCATGCGTTTTGAAGCCCCAATCGCGGATTGCCCCGCTAAGTTACTGAGTGGTACTGAGTCGCCATGAATTGCAGTCCAACCATGCGCCCAGTTAAGTCCGTGTGGGTGAAACTTAATACCAAGTTTGTCGTACTGCATGAATCTTTCGTAACGCAGTTCAGGCAGATTGAGCAATGAGGGAAGCTGTTTTTTAATTGATCTATAAAGTCTAATTCCATGGTTACTTCCTAAAACATCTGTAACGCCAAGGTATTCAAGAATATCTTGAGTGTATTTTCTATCATCATCAATGTTGCCTTTAAACTCATCAATGCTACCTCTTGAAAAACTACCAAGATAAGGTAAATCAATCTCATCACCAATGCAGATATTTTGGTGAGGTTGCCATTTTCTTAAAAATTTTCCAAATACTCGTATTGCCGCCTCATTTACAAATGGGGCTTGAAGGTCGGGCGTAAAGGCAACTCGCCTAATTATTCGTCCTCGTCCTCAGTTGGGTCAATCCGCGGTATTAAAGCGTCGGGACTGTCGTTGCTTACCCAATCAGGCAACGCATGAGGTTCTTGCATAAAGAACCAAGCTACTTCGTTACTAAAACCTGCCTTTTTTGCTGCGCGGTATATCTCGTGCTTGGTAATCATAAAAACATCAAGCTTAGATAAAGGTTCGGGTGATCTGCGAACGACCCGACGATTAATCTTTTTGCGCTTACGAGTAGCAGCCATGTCTTAAGTTTACTTCCCACTAATGACAATAAAGAGTTCATCTATACGATTTGAAAGGTGTGTCGTTTCTTTTTGTAAAGCGGTAAGTTGGTCTTTCATGCTTGAGCCGCCATTGGGACGAAGTTCATTGAGCCAACCTTTTACCAAATAGCGAAGCCCAGCAAGAACTCCAATTAATGTGGTTGTAACTCCAGCTGCAAAGCCAGCCCACTGAAGGGCTGTCATTACTCTTTACTGCCTATGCCAAATGCAGTTTCGTCAGGATTTAAAGCTCGTAATACAGGTGCAAGGAAAGCGACTAAAAAGGCTTTCCAAATGTCGCTAAATGCACCGTCGGGATTTGTTACATAAACTGTGCCTAAACAAACAAATGCGCTTCTTGCGTATGAGTTGATTATAGCTAGTGTTTTCTTATTCATTGCTACCCCCTAGAAGTGGTATGTTAAAGAACTCTGAGTTGTTATCTTGATCTTTTTTAAAGCTGATATGTATATGGTGATTATGTGGAGAAAAACCGCTGTATTTACGCCAACGCCACCCAAGCATAGGTGAAGTTATTTTGCCTAAATGAATTACATAAGATATGCGTCCGTAATTCTTGCCATATTGTCTAATCTGATCTGCCAAATATGCTGAATCCCCTTTGTTGTCAGATAGGCGAGCGTCAACATCAATTCCCCTGACACATGCCGTTTGTGGGTCGGGTATGTGATCTGAGGGTTTTCCACTAGACAAATGGCGTAAATCAGCGATCCAGCCGTCACTTTGACGCAACCGCGAGCTAAAATTATCA